CTCAATATCTGTTAACAGTGTAGAGCCGTCTGCTGTTGCCCAGCCCTTGTCGGTGTAAATAGCTGGCACCCATGCCTCGCCATGCAGGGCTTCAACTGGATCAGAGCTAACAAAAAAGATGCCGCGATTCTCAAAATGCCGCAGGCTAGGCAGGTCCATATCGTGCGCGAAGCTGATCTAAGGTTAGCTCTGAGCCGTCATCACGAACTAGCTTGGCGATGGCATCGGTCGGGCCATACTTGTCAGCAAGCCGGTTGAAATATGGCACCTTGTTGGCGCCCAATGCCTTGGCCTTGGTTTCAAGGTCTTGCTTTGCTAGCCACTGCCCGTAGGTTTGATCCGCCGGCACTTGGCCACCTGCTGATGCACGTTTTGCTGGCGGCGGCGGCGTAAAACCTAGTTCGTCGTAGTCAATCACCGGCACCGTGGTTGATCTGCAGTTGAAGTGCTGCGGTGGAGTCGGGCCTTTGCCGTATTCAAACTCGCGACCATCCAATGCACGGCAAATGCTGCTGGTGCGGGTATCCAGTGTTGCCACATAGCGATACTTTTTAGTGATGTCTTGATTTGCCTCGTATACCTGCTGACTAGCTGCATTAGCTACTTGGTTGATGCTGGTGCGCACAAGGCTAATGATCTGATTGTCGGCAACTGCTGTTGCCTGGCCACCTGCTGCAACTAGCTGCTTCACCGTTTTAGCCTCTTCGCCAAATTCAAGGTTTCCGATCAGCCGTTTGGCAATGGCTGGCGTCGGCTCACCAGTCAGCAGACCTTGCCGCACGACTTGCGAAAACCGCTCAGCCTGATCCACTGCGATGCCGCGGAATGCTTTGGTGACTACTTCGCCATTTGGCAATGTGATCGTGGCGCCTTGCGCTGCGGTGAGGCTGAACGTCGCCGGCGCGCCTTGCACTACGGCAAACAGGTCATCACTGAGCGCCACTACATTAATCTGCGTTGGATCAGTGGTGACCACTGACTGCGCAAATTGCGGGCTGATCTCAACGGTGCGCACCGCATCACGTGCACCTGCCGGCAATGCACGCCGCAGTTGATCGGACACAAACTCAGACTGCAGCTCTGCAATGCCTTGTAGCTCTAATGCAGTCAGCTCAGTTGCATCACCCGCCCATGTTGCCAGGCTGTCTTTGAGCTGCGCAAGGATTGCGCGGAGCCGCGCTGCCTTGACTGGTGCAGACAGCTCATCAATGGTGCGCAGTTGATTGACCGCATCAATGATGATGTCGTTGTAGGCATTGATCACACGCCGCGCAACGCTATTGCTGTAGCGGTTCAGATCTATTGCATTGCGGTAGAGCGCTTCTGGTGTGCTCATCGTTCAATGCCAAGATCTTCCGGTTGATAGCCGCTGCGGATGCTGACATTAGCGCCGCGGTTCAATGCAGTAGTGACCAATGCAGCGAATGCGTCGTAACCGTTTTGGCCGTCTTCGTACAAGATCGTTTCATCAATTTCATCTGGCCTGCCTTCCTTGTACCAGCTAATGCGCACGATGGCTAGAACCTCTTCCGGCAAAGCGCTGACGTGATAATCAAGCTCTTGTCTCCTGGGTTTCTTCGGTTCCATCCAGATCATCAGGTCCACTAAGCGGTCGGTTACCCAGTCCAGCAGGTTGTAGATCAAGCCCCGCATTGGCCGTAGCCTCAAGCTCCTCATCCACGTTAAAGTCGTCGCCTAGCACATCGCCTTCGGCAAGCTCACGCAGTAGCGTTTCTTGCGTGATGGTGCCTGCGGTGTAAAGCTGCAGCAGCGCTTGGATTTCCTGCGGCTCAAGGCGTGTACCGAGGAAGTCACGGTTGACGTAGCTGCTGCCAGGAGATGTGTTGTTGCCGATGTACTGCGCATGAAACTGCAGGCAGTTGTCGATCATGTCCTGCACATTCTGCGCAATCACCATCATGGTGCTATCGCCTTGACTGCGATCAATGCGCTTTGCTTCTGCAGTCTCTGCCGATAGCTTCTGGCCAAGCACAGCCGATAACCCTAGCTCATTGATCTGCAATGCAAGCTGCTCAAGCCTGCGGAACTGATAATCAAAGCTGCGGCCAGCAGGCTCGATATATTCTGCGCGACCATCAGCGGGGAATGCGATTGCCTCGCCTGGTCCAGCGCTGACTTCCTCTGCTGCAGACGGGAAGCCGTAGAACGCCAGCATCGGCACAGCGCTGATGTGGAGTTGATTGTCTAGATCGCTCTGAATCTGATATGCCTTCAGGTTTAGCTCAGCGATGTCTTCCAGCGGCGGCCGTGACTCCATAAAGCCATGACGCTGCGCATAGGCAACTGAAAATGGAATCTCGCTGAGGCTGGTGCGGCCTTCATCGACAACCTGGAAGTCGCCGTTGTCTTGCTTCTGATGCAGCTGGAATTCACCTGGCGTCAGCACGCGGATCTGCTCGACTGCTTTTTCGCCGAAATCACCGTCAGGCACGGTGACCGTCTCGGCCAACCGCAACTGCGTCAATACCTGTCGGCCTTCCTGCTGCTCAGCGCGCCAGCCAAGGATTTGCCGTGGCGTGTAGCTCACCCAATAGGGTCGACCGCCATCAGCAGGTGCATCCACCAGTACACCAACGTGGCCATAACGGACCATCTTGCGCGTGGTTTCATAGGTCCAAACGTTGAGGTCATTGCCTTGTAGGTCAACATCAAACAATTGCTCGCGGATGATGTCAGCTGTGTCATCAAGCCGCACTGGCTTGCGAGTCAACATGCCAGCCAGCATCCGCTCGAGCCGCTGATAGAACGGCGGGCATACGCTGCGTGCTAAGCGGTTGTCGTAGGACTCATCTAACTCTCTCGGCTCTTGAAAAAGATACCTGCGATGCTTACGGCGCATCCCATAGGTGCCTTGCAGCAGATCTTCAATCAGGATCCAATGCGGCTCTTGCGCGTACCATGCCGTGTTGGCATCTTGCACGCGAGTAACGCGGCGCTGCGCAATAGGCCGGTCGTATGCATTAAAGCCGGTGTACATTACAGCGCCGCGGTCATGAATACAGTTTAAGCGGCAATCAGCGTGATGCTATTGCGGCCAATCTTGATGTCAAACTCAGCGCCGGGCTCGTAACCCATCTCACGCAGGTAGCCATCACCGATCTGCAGCTTGCCGTTGAATTGCACCTTGGCTTTGTAGGTCAGGCCGCGGCCGCGCTTTGCTGTCTTGCTGCCTAGGTCAACGCCTTTGGCTTCCAGCAGCGCTTCATAGAACTGCGTGAATGCCACGCGATCCTTGATCACGTAGCCGCAAGCGCGCACCAGTTCGGACTTAGGCGCATTGCCCAGTTCTTTGACCTTTGCGAGTAGTTCAGCACCCTTGAGCATGGGTAGATGTAATGATTGGACTGATGGAGTGTAGCTTACTGGCAAGCATTTGGCCACTTGGCGCCTTTGCGGATGTTTTCAGCGGCCCATAGAGGTTGCAGATTGGTGTAGTGAAAGCACTGCCGTTGCTGCTCTGCATCGGTCAAGTCGAAGCTGGCGCACGGTCGGATGTGATCTATGTGCCAGCCTGTGCGGCCATAGTTGTTCCAGTTCATGTCATTAGTGAACTGAGCTTCTAGGTGCTGGCGTAGTTCAGTGATGGTGCAACCAATCAGGGCGTTGGTGCGGCTTGCTTTGGTGCCAAAATGCTTGCGAATCGCTGTGTTGATCAGTGATGCAAGGTTTGACCGCAAACGAAACGATGGATCGACGGCCATTCGATTTGCTTGCCATTGTCTGCGATACTCTCGGCGTTCATCCTTGGTGCGCTGACGATAAGCAAGCTCTCTAGCTCTGACTTCATCGGTGCGATGCCGCACGCGCCTTGATTCAGCGGCTTTCACCTTGTCTGGATTTTTTGTTTGCCAGCGTTGGCTGTATTCGGTTGATTTGCCGGGGTTGGCTGCATAAAAGGCCGCATTATGAGCAGCAGTGCATTCGGTGCAGGTTCTGGTTTTGACGTACCTTGCGGCAATATGCCCACGTTTGCAAGGCTTGCCGGTCAGATAATGAGTGAGCCCCCGTGCAAGGGCGTCTTTGCGTGTAATGATGTCCATGTTGCCTGGTAGCTCAGGTGGCCGGGTGCAGGAGGTTGCCGCCTCGCTGCATCAATCAATATATGCGTACTCCTGTCGTACGTCCAGCGGTTTTGTGCAGCATTGAAAAGTCGCGGTGCAGCCAGTATCCAAGGCAGTCGTTTAGGTGGTCAAAACCGGATTGCTTGTCCGGCAGCTGGGTCTTCTCGTCCCAGCACTGCAACTCCAAGCATTCAGTCAGCTTTTTGCAGCCCTGCCAAACCTGCAAGCGGTTCTGCCCCTTACCGTTTTCTAGCATTGCCTGCACGTTATTGACGCGATCCTTGATCGGCGGGTTGGATTGCGGCGACTGGTTGCTAATGCCATAGCTTTCTAGGATCTGGATGTCAGTCCTAGTAGCATTTGTCGATCGGTTTCCACCGCTTGCATCGGGATAGCCATAGATCTTGTGGTCTGGGTATCGGCGACGAATTTCCTGAGCAAGCGCGTCAGTGTCCTGTGCGCCAACAACTTCGTCAACAACTACGGCGCGATCGCCGATGCGAATACCAATCACGGCGTTAGTATTGGCAACGTTAAAGTCAATGCCAATACGAAGCGGTTCGCGGCTGATGTCGGGCAGTTCGCTAAAGACGTGCTTGCTTCGATCAAACCTGTCATATACACAGCCGGTAGTGAGGTTAGTGAACTCCCCATCTAAATAGCTTTTGAGTAGAACCGGATCGTAGTTGGCTTCCAGTCGCTCGATAAAGTCCGGCGGCAGGTGCGGGTTATCTGCTGACCGCATCTTGATCAGCTTGCGATCAGCGCGACCCTTGGCATCCTCGCTGCCGAATGTGTTCCACATCCATCGGAAACCCTCTGGTGTGGATGCAGCGCCAAACTGCCGCACGTTGCCCGACCGCAAGCGGCCAAGGATCTTTGGGAATGCCTTGTTGGCAATGCTGGGCGTCACGGTGTCAATTTCGTCGGCCAGCACCCATGCAAGGTTCAAGCCGATAATGCGGCTCCAGTTCTCAAAGCTGCGGCACAGGATCTTGGTATCACCGCCTGGCAAGTGCAGCATGTACTCCGGCAACGGGCTAGCCCTGAATGTGTAGGGGATCTCATACGCCTCCAAGAACTGCTCAAAGTCGTTCTGCCAGATGTCGCGGATCAGCGGGCCAGTCGGCTCCATCACTGCACCGATGAAGCCCTGATTGGCCGCGGCCAGCATCACTGCCTTGGCGCACAGTGCACGCGTCTTTCCGGCGCCATAACCGGCCGAGATGCCAATGATCTGCGTGTCGCTGTCATCCACAAACGCAAGCTGGCCAGGGTGCAGGTCAGCGCGGATGCGCTGCAGCAGATCGCCCGTGTCCTCTTGCGTTGCGACATCCATAAACCCAAGCAAGCTGCCGGGTTGGCAGATGCCAGCGAGCAAGCTCATGACATCTCAAACCGCAGCAGCTTGGCCTGATCTTCTAGCGCTTTGATTGCAATGCTGAGGTTGCCCTTAGCGCGTGCTTCGCGCTCGTAATCCTGCAAGCGAGCGACAGCAGCAGCTAGCCACTGCGGCCGCTCTAGCTCTGCATCCAACTGCATTAGTTGGCGGGCACGGGACATATAAGTCTCTGCGGTGCGCTCGCCGCATCCCCATGTCTCCGCTGCGTATCGCAGGATTTGCGTCCTGCTGTGAGCACGCAACAGGAGATCGTAAACGGTGTTGACCCGCTCATCAATCTCGACGTTGGTGCTCTTCTTTGCCACCTATTAGCCCTTAATTTGCACAGGCATTACTAGATAAGTTACACCGTCCACGCCACTAGGTGTCAACACGACGGGTGTGGTTGCCGTATTGGCGTGCAGCGTGATGGCTTCTGCGGGCTTAAACGCCTTGATGCCATCTAGCAGGTAGTGGACGTTGAACGCCCATGCGCCATTGGCAGTGCCTTCCACCTTGAGCAGCTCCTTGCCATTGTTGGCATCGGCCTCAGCGGTGATCTCAAGTCCACCACTGCTGGCTACGAGCTTAACGATGGAGTTGTGCGCATCGGCAATGATGGCGACACGCTCCAATGCACGAGTCAAGCGGCGGCGGTCGGCGGTGATGGTGTTTTTGAACTCAGCGGGTATCAGCTTGGCCACGTCGGGATAAGTGCCATCCATGATGCGGCTGTAGATGGTGATGCCATCACCTGCGTCGATCACGGCTTGCCCTTTGGCCACGGCGATGGTGACCACGCGATCCTGCAGCAGGCGCATGGTGCTGGCGGGCAGCACGAGGTCTATGCCATCTGGCAGGTCAATGGCGTAACGCATCAAGCGATGCCCGTCGGTGGCCTCCATGTGGCCGCTGCCGAGGTGGATGCCTTGGAGCATCTGCTTGCTGGCATCGGTGCTGGCAGCTGCCATGCAGGCGCGGATGCCAGCGGATAGGTGCAGCTCGCTCGTAGCGGCGTCCACAACCGGCAGCGCGGGGTAATCCGCCGCATCAGCCTCCGCAAGCCCGTAGGAGCCCGCAGAAGCGGTCAGAGCGCCATCTGCGAGGGTCAGAGCCTCATCGCCATCAAAGCGGCTCACGAGGCCAGCCAGCAGCCGATACGGCAGCGCTACAGCGCCATCGGTGTCCACTGCCGCTGGGATGGTGACGGTGATGCCGAGGTCAAGGTTGAAGCCGGTGATGGTCATGACGCCACTAGCGGCTTGAATCAGGCAGCAATCAAGGATCGGATGGCTGCTGCGGTGGCCAACGGCTGGCGCAATGGTGCGCAGCGCGTGATCGAGATCTGATTGGCAGGTAACGGCTTTCATTTGGCGGTGGCAGCAGTGACGAGGCTGGTGATGATGCGTTCGTAATCAGCGGCGAAGCTATCCACAAGTTCCATGGGTAGCGGTACGCCGTCATCAATGGCGTTGTCGGCAATGGCTGCGGCATACGCCACTGCCTGGGTCATGGTCTCATGCAGCCGATTGATTACCGGTTGCTGCTTGGCTGGAATGTGAATGAGCGATGACATATGCGACGAGAGTTTCAACGTGACGGCGGTTCAGGTCGCCACGCATGAATGCGCAGGCGTCCGCCACCAGTGCATGGTAAGCCGCCGTGGTCAATCCTGCAACAACCCCACCGCCCAAAGCACGCTGCCGGATCAGATGCGCACGCGGGATGCCATGCGCTGCTGCTTCAGCGTTCAACCGCGCCAGGTCGTCAGCAGTGACATTGATCTTGATTTCGGGCATTTGGATTTGGTGGCTGGCGGCGAATCGTAGCTGTGGCGCGGTTTCTGACGGTTCTGACGGTTTCTTACGGTGAGCGTAAGACTCCAAAACCCAGTTGCCGCAAGGGGTTTGCCCCCCTTCTTACGTTTCTAACGGTAAAAAAGGTATATACGTATAGAGAGAAGCCTCCTACCTGTGCAACCTTGCTCTCTGCCTCTCTTATAGGGGATATGTTTCCAGAAACCGTCAGAAACGTCAGAAACGTCAGAACCCGCTTCACCACTAGGCTGGCGGGTCTTACGCCTTCTTACGGTTAGGCGCTTTGGATCGGGATTTTGACCGCTCGACCGCTCAGACCAGTGCCACGGAAGTAGACGGTGCCGGCTTTGGCTGCGCCAGGCAATCGGGCCAGCACGGTGGACCAGCAGTTGGCCCATGCGGTGTCGCGGAGCATGGTGGCAATGGCTTCGGCAGTGTTGGAGATAAACACGTAGCCATCATCTGCCTTGATTCCGTTTCTACCTAAAACCGCTTGTGCAATGGTGGCTGTGATATCTGCATCAGCGGCATGATGCGTCGCAATATCTACCAACTCGCCAATAGTTCTGGTGACGACCTTATCCGCTTCCACGCGGATTTGCTGCTGCAAGATACGCTGCAGGCATCGTTTCTCGTCCGGTACCTCTGTGGTTTGAGAGTAAGACTCCCATTCGTTTTGATCAATCAAGGCGAACGCTTGATCGCGTGTTGGCACCTCGCGCGACTGTAAAGACCATGCTCCAGCTAACAAGGTGCCGTATTGATCACCGAGCCGCTGGCTATCAAAAGCCTCTGCAGCTGCACGGGTGAAAACCCTAACCGACTGGCGAATAACAGGAATCAGGGATATGGTTCGCGCCTGCAAGCGTTGCCCGACTTGATCAGTCACGTAGCGGTCAAGATCACGGTCTAGCGCTTCCCAGTGATCCAACCTTGCTTGCTTGGCGAACTCATTTGGATTGCGCAAGGTGAGCTGCGCAAAGCGTGATTTATCGGCGCCTTGTTTCAGCGCAGTAGCAATGCTGCTCATTAGAAACATTGAGCGGATGGTGTAGCGCTGTGCATCGCCTTCGGCGCTGCCCTTAATGGTTTGCGCTCGTGACTCGCTGCTGGCCACACGTGCTAGTGACAGCACGGCTTGCATCCTCTGCTGATCTGGGCGCTCGTTGGACTCCGCCTCGTCAAACACCACCGGCAGCGCATCGGCCCGCAGGGTCTGCCGTAGGCCGGCTTCACTGGTGTTGCCTGCCACGTGAAGGGCAAGGTCGCCGAGCAATGGGGCGATGTAGCGATCAAGGATGGCGGACTTGCCGGAGCCGGCGCCTGCTGTGAGCCAGATATGCGGTCGCCAGTCAAGAGCACCGCAGATCGGCGCAAGCGCTGCCCATCCAGCAATGAGCAGCCCAGACGCTGGCACCTCCCATTTGAACCGCCCCGCCAGCTCCAGCAGCAGATATGCATCTTGATCGGCAAGCGGCACTGCCTTGCCGGGACCGCGCAAGCTGCCAAGTCGCTGGTAGAGGTATCGACTGCCGGCAATGCCGGAGGATATGGATGCCTCTTGATCGGTCAATACAAGCCGATCGCCTAGGTGCAATACGGATTGCTTCTGGTCCCACCATGCGCCACGGCCGCGGATGCGATCTGGTGAGTAGATGCCAGCAGCAGCTTGGCGTTCAAACAGGCTGCTGGCCGCTGCGGTCCAGTTGGCACCGGTCTTGGATGGGTAAAGCGACTCCCAATAAGCGAGCGGCGCAATGGCGCAGAGATTGGTGCCGGTATGCGCTGAGCGCGACAGCCTGGTTACCTGCCCGGTGCTGTGCGGCTGGTAATAGAAGGCGTCATGGTCAAAGCCAAGGCACGTGAAATAGTCATTGCCATCCGGCAACGGCTCGGGTTCAATGATCGGCTCTGGATCGGGTTCCGGGGCTAGTTCCGGCAGTTCAATCGGTGCGGAGCGGTTGTGCTTGAGATATGCAGCAGCCGCGCCAACACTCCAGTCAGCATCAGCCAAGTCCCAGCCGTCTGGCACATCTGCTGGTGGATGCACAATACGCACTTGATTAGCGCCAGCTTTAAGCAGCCGGATCGCCAGTTTTGCCATGGCTTCACGTCCGACATCATCAGCGTCAGGCCATAGGACACAACGCCTGCCCGCCAGCGGTGACCAGTCGGCTCTGTCGATAGCCTTGCAGCCACTTGGCCAGGTGACAACCACAGCGGATGGATAGAGCAGTGCTGCGGCATCAGCGGTTTTTTCGCCTTCAACCACCAGTACTGGTGCGTCAGGCTTGAGCGCTAGCTGGCGCTTGCCATAAAGCGGACGCGGTGCCGGCGGCGCCTTCCATAACCATTTCTCGCCAGTCCACCACAGCGGGAGGATGTCTTTACTGCCATCAGGCTTGTCTTTGCGGACGACGTAAAAGGTGCTGTTGTATTGCCAGAATTGCCTGCCGTGCGGTAATGGCGGATCTGGCATCGGCTTGGCAATGCCTAAATGCTGCTCAATACGCTGGCAGGCTTCGGCGTAGGTCAAGCCTTGGTGACGCATGAATAGATCCATGCCAGTGCCACCACCACCTGTTTGATCCTTGCCGCCACATTTATTGCAGTACCAAGAGCCGGAGCCGTCTTGGTCGTCAAAGCGATAGCGATCCTTGCCGCCACATAGCGGACAGGGCTGGTGCTTGTCGGATAACTGGTCTGGCGTCAAGCCGCAGAAATGAGCCAGCAGGTCCGGCCACCTGCCGTTGGCTGCTTCGATAATGCTCATCACTTGCGTCCCTGCAGCTCGCGGCGCATGGCTTCCTCGACCACAAGGCGGATAACAGCACTGCGCGACAGGCCACCAATGCAGCGGCTATCAAGCCACGCCATCTGCTCTGGCGTGAACTGCACGGCTAAGGGATGGGAGAGCGGCACGGTTCCTAGCGGATACTTGCGCAGTCTACCGGATTCTGCTAGTGTGTCAAGGCATTGCACCGTAGTCGTGTCGCATCAGCTCAAAATTATGCAAATTTCGGCCTGCGGTCAGCCGCATGGCGCAACCGTTTTGTATGCCCTTGATGCTGACGGAAATGTGTGGGAGCTGAGGTATTGGGGCGGCCAGCCCGAGTGGGTTTTTATTGGATCTCCAAAAGCTTCCGAGAAATTATGAACCTCCGTCCCTACCAACAACAACTCATCACCGACATCCGCCTGCAATACCAGCTAGGGCATAAGTCAGTCCTAGCGGTGCTGCCGACCGGCGGCGGCAAGACAGTGTGCTTCAGCTACATCGCCGAGCAAGCCAGCCGCAAGGGCAATCGCGTGCTGGTGCTGGTGCACCGGCAAGAGCTGCTGGATCAAGCCAGCCGCGCTATGCCCATGCCGCATGGCCGCATCAGTGCTGGCCGCAGCATGGATCTCAGCCATGCCGTGCAGATTGCCAGCGTGCAAACCGTTGCCCGCCGGCTGCACCTGCTGCCGCGTGATTTCTTCCAGCTTCTAGTGGTCGATGAGGCACACCACACCACGGCTGGCACGTGGGCCAAGGTGGTTGAGCACTTTTCACAAGCCAAGCTGCTGGGAGTCACCGCAACACCGATCCGCTCAGATGGCCGCGGCCTTGGCGAGCACTATCAATCCATGGTGCAAGGGCCAACAGCGCAGCAGCTGACGGATGCCGGATTCCTTGCCCCTGCAAAGGTGCTGGCACCGCCTGGCTTCGACTCAACTGGCCTGCGCAAGCGGATGGGTGACTTCGACCCTAAGGAGGCTGAGCAGCGCGTCGGCACGATCATGGGCGACTGCCTTGGCCACTACCGCAAGCACCTGCCAGGCCAGACGGCAATCGCGTTCTGCTGCAGCGTGGCGCACGCGGAGGCAGTGGCAGCACTCTTCCAGTCAGCCGGCATTGCCGCGGCCAGCATTGACGGCAGCATGGATACCGCGCAGCGGCGGCAGCTGCTGCAGGACCTAGGCACCGGCAAGCTCAAGGTGCTGACCAGTTGCGCATTGATCGGTGAAGGCGTTGACGTACCCAGCGTCGGCGGCTGCATCCTGCTGCGGCCTACGGCATCAGTGGCGCTGCACCTACAGATGATCGGCCGATGCCTGCGCCCGCAACCCGGCAAGCGTGCAGTGGTGCTCGATCACGTCGGCAACACTCTGCGGCTTGGTCACCACCTGGAGCCGCGGGAGTGGTCGCTAGACGGCATCCACAAGCGCGACCGCGAGCAGGCACCCAGCGTCAAGGTCTGCCCGCAGTGCTTCGCCACCAGCGCCAGCACGGTGCAGATATGCCGCGAATGCGGTCATGTGTTTGCACCGCAGGAGCGCCGCGAGCTGCAGCAGGTTGATGGGGAGTTGGTGGAGATGGCAGTGGCTAAGCGGCGTGAGCAGGGCGGCGCTCAAACGCTGCAGCAGTTGATCGCACTAGGTCAGCAGCGGGGATACAAAAATCCAGTCGCATGGGCAAAGCACGTCTTAGCCGCACGCCAAACCAAAGGACAATGGAGCAAGGTCAGATGAGCAAGTTCTGCATTGATTTAGAAGGCATGATGCTGCCCGATGCGATTGCGGCAGTCGTTGAGGCTTGGTATGACGCGCAAGATACCAACTCAAGTAATGACTGGGTCGGAGATTTACGAACGCGAATTAAGCGTGAATGCGGTAAAGGATGGATTATTGATGCAGTTGGAAAAACAAAACTAAACCCAAACGGCAAATGCCGATTAAGCAAAATTGCGCCAGACCGGCGTAGGGCTTCGGTTGTGCTTCCACAAGACTGGTCGCCGGAAAACTCGGATATTATTTTTGGGCTTGCATTTGGGATTTGCCAGCGTCACATGGATTTCGGAGAAACGCTTCAAGAAGCATTGAGTATTGCGATTGGCATGAGATCAGAAACCATTGCGCGACAAATGGCCAATGTCTTCTGAGCAGCAAATCCAGCAAGAGATCCGCATTGCCTGCAGCAACGGTGACACACGCCTGTTCCGCAACAACACCGGCACGCTTAAAGACGCCAACGGCCGCCCGGTTCAGTTCGGCCTGTGCAAGGGCAGCGCTGATCTGATCGGCTGGAAGCGCATCACGGTGACGCCGGATATGGTCGGCAGCGCCATGGCCGTGTTCCTATCTATAGAAGTGAAGACGCCCACCGGCAGGCTGCGCCCTGAGCAGCAGCAGTGGCTGGATGCAGTCCAGGCGGCTGGCGGCATTGCCGGCGTGGCCCGCTCGGTCAGCGATGCGGAGCAGATCATGGCTGCCGGGGGTTGACAGGGGTTGCACAGGGTGTAGGATACGCACAAGCCGGACAACCGGCACCCCAAACCGAGAGCCATGCTCACAACCGCACTGCTGATCATCTGGAAACTGCTGCTGCCACTGCTGGTAGTAGTCGCCGTGATCGACTGGCTTACTGCCTCAGATGATCGCCGCATCCGCGTACTGCGCCGCACTGGCCTGAGCCAGAAGCGCATTGCCGACCGCCTCAACCTGTCCACCTATCGCGTCCGTAAGGCGCTGATGGCATGAACAATCTCAACCGCTTTGCCGTGCTGGCAATCATCTTCGGTGTCTGGGCAATGGCCTATGACACCGGGCGCCAGCAGCCCGCCTACAGCCATCACGCCTGCCAAGAGCAACTCAAGCCATGACTGAAGCAGACATCTACTGGACATTTGCCACCGCCTACCAGCACGGCGGTGGATTCTTCCAAGCGCTAGCCGCTGCTGGCCTCAAGGCTGACCCCGGCAACAAGCGCCGCCTGCTGGATGCGTTCCCCGAGCTGGTCTCCACTTACGGCACCGCCAGCCGTATGCACCGCCAACTGCGTAGTGGAGCAGCGGTATGACCATCAGCAACGAGCAGTACCACGCTGACCCTGCCGTCAGCGCCAGTCACCTGCACGCAGTTGCCAAGTCGCCCTACCACTACTGGAGCCGCTACCTCGACCCCAAGCGCAGCGTACCCGAGCCGACTGCTGCCATGCGGCTTGGCTCACTGGTGCATTGCGCAGTGCTTGAGCCGGAGGAGTTGCTGCAGCGCTATGGCGTCTGCGGTCCGCGCAACACCAAGGCTGGCAAAGAGCAAGCAGAGCGCATGGCTGCTGATGGCATTGAAGCCGTCACTCAGTCCGATATGGCGCTAGCGCTCAGCATGGCTGCCAGCGTCCGCGTGCACCCTGCAGCAGCAGCATTGCTCGCCCATGGCAAGGCTGAGCAGTCTCTCTGGTGGGATGATGCCGCTACTGGGCTGCGGTGCAAATGCCGCCCTGACTGGTACGCCGGCGCGACGGTGGTTGACATCAAGACCACCACAGACGCCAGCCCTGCCGGCTTTGCCCGTAGCGTGGCTACCTTCCGCTACCATGTGCAAGCGAGCCACTACCTAGCCGGCTTGCACGGTGCTGAGCGGTTTGTGTTCATTGCCGTTGAGAAGACTGCACCGTACGCGGTTGCGGTCTACGAGCTTGACGCCGCGGCCATGGCTGCTGGTGATGAGCTGCGGCAACGCGACATGCGCGTGATTGCCGATTGCCAGGCCATTTCTGAATGGCCCGGCTACGGCAACACCATCCAGCCGCTCAGCCTGCCTTCATGGGCATTAACTGCCAACCCAACTATCACATCCGATGACTTCTAGCATCACGCTCTGGACGCCAGAGCAAACCCAACTAATCAGCACCACGATTGCACCTGGATGCAGTCAAGATGAGCTGCGCTTGTTTGCCTACGCCTGCCAGCGCACTGGACTGGATCCGTTTAGCAAGCAGATCTACGCCATCAAGCGTGGCGGCAAGATGACCATTCAAGCCGGTATTGACGGCTTGCGTGCCATTGCCGAGCGCACCGGGCAACTGGATGGCAGCGAAACCTACTGGTGCGGTGACGACGGCGTATGGACTGACGTATGGCTTGGCAGCAAGCCACCTGCCGCGGCCAAGACCATCATCCATCGCAAGGGCAGCCAGCATCCATTTGTTGGCGTTGCACGCTTTGCTGACTACAACGCCGGCCAAGGCTTGTGGTCCAAGATGGGCGCCGCAATGATCGCCAAATGCTCTGAGGCGTTGGCACTGCGCAAGGCATTTCCTGCAGACATGTCCGGTGTCTACAGCACCGATGAGATGCAGCAGGCCGAGGTGGAGCCTGTCACTGTGACCGCTGCACCTGCACCTGCGCTACCAGCAGGCGACGCCAAGCTGTTCCAAGCCGGCAAGGCTGCGATTGCCAAGGCCGACACACTGGCCAAGCTGCAGGAGGTTGTAGCGCGCATGGATAAGCGCAAGCCTGATCTCAGCGATGAGCAGAACGACGAGTTGCTGCGCCTTGCTGTAGAGCGCGAGGCGGTCCTATCCGACACGCCATCGGAGGATCCGTTTGCTGATGACTGAGCCATTCCTCACCACTGACGAACTGGCAGCACGTTGGGGATTGAAGCCAGCAGCCGTAAAAAACCAACGCGCACGTGGTATTGGTCCGGCTTACGTCACTGCATCACGCATTGGCTTACCGGCTGGTACACCACGTGTTCGCTATCCCCTCGCACAAGTCTTGGCTTTTGAAGAAGCCAATGGCATCACACCGCTGAACTGACATGAGCCTTTACGCAACTGGCATCGTTCGCATCATCACCGACCCGCAACTGCGTGCCTTTGAATCTGGCACCATGGTTGCCAACTTCGCTGGTGGCATCCAAGAGGGTAAAGACAAAGACGGCAACTGGATCAATAACGCAATCGACTGCGAGATCTGGGGCAAGTCCGCTGAGCTGATCGTTGATAAGCTCAAAAAAGGCGACAGCATTCTTGTAACTGGCGCCGTGCGCCGGCAAGAGTGGAACGACAAGGAAACCGGTGCCAAGCGCAGTAAGCATGTGCTCAGCATCCAGCGCTTTGAATTCATGCCACGCGGCGCAGCAACCACCAGCGAGGAGCCTGTGTTCTGATGAATCAAACCACACTTGACACTGCATTCAAGGAGTGGTGGGAGGCGTCCTACGGGCGCCCTCCCGGCACCCATGCAGTGATGACACACGTGGCATTTGCCGCGCATATTCTTGAACTCCTGGAGCTGATGCAAGATGATCAACCACAAAACTGAGCAGCGCCGTGATGACTACCTGCAGTGGCTGTACCAGCAAAGCGGCCGGACCTGCTGCACCTACACCGGTCTGTATCAACAACGCATTGCTGATCTGATCCGCCGCGATATGGCAGAGGCTTTAGGCGATGAGTGATCTCGTCAATCATCCGCCGCATTACAAGCACGGCGACATTGAGTGCATCCAAGCCATCAAGGCATCACTCGGTGATGATGGCTTCCGCGCTTACTGCAAAGGTAACGTCATCAAATACCTATGGCGTGCTGAGCACAAAGGCAATGCCGATCAGGATTACGGCAAAGCCGACTGGTATATGCGCAGGTTGCTGCTGCATGTAGATGAGTGATCCGTTTAAGCGCGGTGAGGAAAACTTCGCCGCGTTTCTTACAGAAGATCACGTGCGCGAGCTGCGCCAGTTGCGTGTTGCCGGCAGCAGCTACAGCCAACTAGCCGAACGCTACGGCATCGACAAAAAACACGCATGGCGCATCTGCCAACGCATTGCATGGAGCTGGCTGGATTAGTTCTACACACTAAACACCGTGACTGATTACAAACAACTGTGCGCTGAGCTGGTTGATGACCTTGAGTTGTGCGACTGGCCCTACAAACTGAAGGAGACAATCCGCGCTGACATCGACCGCGCCCGCGCCGCACTGGCTGAGCCCGAGCCGGAGGGGCCGACGGATGAGGAGTTATTTGCTGTAGCAGAAGCCTATGCCGAAGACAATGGACTCATCGGTTTACACAACGCCCCTGACTTTGCCCGCGCCGTTCTTGCCCGCTGGGGCAACCATCCGGGATCTCCAGATAGTTCAGCGCCGCAGCCGGTGCCGGATCCCGTGGCTTGGATGTATCAAGGTGAGCCCAGTTTTGATGGGACTGACTGGCGAGAGACCTGGGAGGTAACCACGGACAAGCGCCTTGCAGAATTCAAAGCAACACCGGATCAACCGATTCCTTTGTTTTTTATTCAGCTCAACCCTCTTAGTCCGATCAACTAATGCCCATGACGAACTCACGTTTATCCGTCGATCCTCCAGATAAGTCTTCTATCAGTTTCCACGCGAGCCCGGCTTCCGAGGAAGTCATCCGAATCGACGCCGAAGGCTTCCATTACCGCGGCCAGTTCATCGCTGATGCAGGT